TAGCGCCGTACGAGAAGACTATATTCGATTACTTCACAGCATTGTTTGGAAAATGAGAAAATACAGACCAAACACAGACAAACCAAGAAGCAGGGTAAAGAAGTACAGGGAAGGCGGACCTGTAGGGGAGCCTGTAATCCTTGATGAAGTAGAAGTCGTTGCTCCTAAGTTCAAACCTAAAGGCTGGTCTAAGGGAATACGCAAACGATTTGCAGCAGGTATAAACCCTTTTTCTTATCAAGAGTCTATGCCAAGGGTGTTAGGCGCATTGTTTGGCCGTAAGGAAGAAGAAGACTCTTATGATTTTGGTGACGAAGCGTTGAGAGAGCGCCAAGCCTTATTGGATATATCCATGGGTCAACCAGTGCGTGATGAAGCAATTGGTTCACTCAAGGTTTCGGAATATCAACCCTCACAGTCATCAGATTCCTCAGCGGTTTATTTCAGATCACCGTATACTGAGCGGGACATAAAAAATAGAATGGTACATAAACGAAACCTGCAACCCAATCCTTCAGAAGACTTTGCACCTGTCCTTCCCTACGACGAACCATTTTTAGGTAGTGGCGCCCTCGAAAACCGTATGTATGGTGGTGTATTAGGTAATTATACAATAGGCACCGGTGAGGATGAAAAAGGAAAGTACGTTAGTTATTACGACAAGTGGGATTTACGCCGAGTTGCGCCGATGGCACAGGATGCAATAGGTGTTATTGCTCCAGAGATTTATGGAAGACTATACTACAAAGAGAACCCAGATGGTTCTATTACTTACTTAGATTAACAAGCAGATGAAACTCAAGAAGACAAATAAGAGCATTAAGGTACCAGCACCAGACGGATACCACTGGATGACAGAGGGTGGTCGTCACTTTCTAATGAAGGGTGCATACAAACCACACAAAGGAGCATCACCAGAAGCACCGTTTCGTTTGGTTACCCACGAGAAGGGTGAGCCAAATAGGGCTATGGATTCTGCTCGTCGTGCAAAGAAGAAGTAACCCAACGCTCTTCACCCCGCATCTTTCTATAATACCTGGCAACTAACAGCCTGCCCTTCTGGGATAAGGCATACCGCACCCTGTAATTCATCTTGGTCTCATCACGGAAGAAGTGGTCTTCCATGGTATTGCTTGGTGTGAGTTTATCAAAGTGCTTGTATACGTATCCCTCACGCATCAATGGGTACACAACTCTGTCTGATAACTTCTTCTTACTCTTGCCCATAGCCTCCGCTACATACCTCAGCGTCCAGAACTCCAGATCATAGATGAACATTAGAAACTCCAACTCGGCTTTACCCAGGTTGTAGTTCTGCTTTGCATCTATATACAGTTTGTGTAGGTTCTTTAGGTGGTTCTCCTGGATGTACTTCTTGTCAATCTTGGAGAACTCACGGAACTTCTTGTTTCGGCTTACAGTACTTTTCGGCATATGAGTATCTTTGTTAGGTAAAAGTAATACATATGGCATCACTTAGCGGAAATAAAATTAAGGACACCTACAACCTGCTGTTGAAACTTGAATCAGCAGAGGCGTCTACAAGCGAACAGGTAGTAGAAGACGGGGCTGGGAACAACACTGCACTCAAGTTATCTACCGATACTGTAGAAACTACAGGTGAACTTAAGATATCTGGTACACCATCAACCTCAACCACACTTACAAAGGCACTGATGTTGAGTACATCTGGTGTTATCGTAACACGTGACCTCAACACAAACCCTATTGGTACAGCGGCAATCACTGCAAACTCACCACTATCAGCCACTGGTAGCACTGTTGAGTTAGATGATCCAGTGAATCTCAATCAGATTACGAGCCCTGCTAACAATGATAAGTACCTGATCTGGGATGAATCTGCAAGCGAATATAAGTACATCGAGCAATCTGACCTGGTTACAGCGGTATCCGCAGGTGTTACGGGTGTTCAGACACAGGTGTTGTACGCTAAACCAAACGCACGATTCACTATCAGTACGGTCTCAACAACCAGTATGGGTACAATGGCTGAGATATACGGGGACTCTGGTGCTACGGGTTCTACTGATCCAGCCACTTCTTCGGTGATGTTTGGTGCAGACACAGATGATTTCCTCGGTTTGGCTAACGGGGCAGGTGACCCAAGGGATTCAATCCTTATTAACGAGAAGGCGGGATACTATAGATTGACTGCCTCGTTGCAACTGGCCGCCACTACCAACACCGATGTTGAGATTTATATCTATGACGTCAGCAACACAACCAACCTCACTCAATCTTTCCGCTCACTAAAGAGTGGTACCTACACTGCTGAGTTCAGTACGCTGTACTATAGCGATGGGCTGGCCGGGTATAACGTTCAGTTGAGATTATACGCCGGTGCAAACAACACTACGGTCGAACAAAATTCTTCATTCATTTGTGAGTATCTTGGAACAAACCTCAGTTTCTAATGACTAACAAAGACAGAACAGAATTTTTTCAACTGATAAGACTAAAGTTAGACGAGATAGAAGACATCATGGAAGCGTACGGGGGCAGAGAGCAGTTCCTTTCCCTGTGGTGCTTCGGTGTGTTTGTGCCAGAAACAGATGAATCTCCAGATCGTTACGAGATGATGACGGGGATGCATATGGCTATGGAAGATGAGTTCGACCTAATGTCAAGCACTGTCTCTGAATGCTTTGAAGAACATAGACAAAACCCAGATAACGGACCAGACTCTGGGACAATTGATTACTGGTTAAATAAATAGAATGGAACTTATTAGAAAAATCATCATCGGGCAGAACCCGAAGGATGCCATGGCTTATTACGTAGGTCAAAGAGCAGGAGACTCAATCATTGACTCAATAGTACTGGACGAAAGATGTTTTGTAAAACACGGAATTCGTCGCTATCTTGTATACATCTATAACGAGAACGAGGGCACCATGCTCTGGAAGACGATAGATGATATGCCAGTATTAATTGAACATGATTGTGATTTCAAATGATTGTAATTGACGACTTCGTAAAGGATACGAATCTCCTAATGGAGATAGAGTATAACAAGAAAGACTTCTTTGCCGACAACGGTAACTACTATTGGTGGGACGGATGGTGGAATTCACCAGAGGACTCACTAAAGAAACGACTAATCACCTACCTATGGAGAGACCACTCGCCATATCACCGTGTAGGATTAGACGGATTTGAATACTGGACTGGACAGTTTGGTCCAGACGCAGGTTCAGATTACCTCAACATGCACCTGGATAAGGACGAGAACCTTTGGAAAGAGACAGGTGAACTATCAAGCCCTATTGTTGGAACTGTATTCTACCCTATTCAGATGGAGATAGAGGGCGGGTACCTTGAGATATTCTCAAAAGGAACGGATCAGGAGCCCGAACGAATCGAAGCCAAGTACAACAGGCTAATCATATTTGATGCCGGCGGTATTGAACACCGTGTCACAAATGTAACGAAAGGGTTACGTTCTGCTATCGCTGTTAATTTATGGGACACTAAACCTACAGGGGAACTGAAACAGGAATGAAATCGTTACGCCACTTCTTAGTTCGTGTGCCAAATGCAACAAAGAACACCATTCAAATCAATGGTGAGACCATGTATTTGGATACCAAGTTTGATGAATTCAATCACCGAACCATGGACGGTGAGGTCGTTGCTACTCCAGCAAAATATGAAACAGAGGTAGAGGTAGGAGACACCATGTATTTTCATCACCATGTAGTACTTGGGGGTAATCACCTAATGTTGTCCGATGAGACAACTCAGTTAGAGGAAACAAAGAAGCGTGGTCAGTTCATTGACCCAGACGATGACGTCTATGTAGTGTACTACGATGGTAATCGCGACCCCATATCCACACAAGCCTACGCATTCAAAAGCAAAAGAACCGGAGAGATTCGGTTACTTAGCGATTGGATTTTCCTTGTACCAGAAGACCAGGAAGAACCAGAGGAGGAAGAATACGAATTCGGAGACCATGTGATATACCTTCTTCCAAAGAAAGAGGAACCGGAGGAAAAGTTTGGTTACGTGAAGTGGTCTTCACCTAAGTTAGAAGAACTCGGCTTGGAACCAGGGGACAAGGTACTGATTAGAAAGAACGCTGACTACGAGATGGAAGTAGACGGAGAGAGGCTGTATAGAACATATTTGAAATCAATCCATGGCAAAGTCGAAGAAGTATAACAACATTGATACCGCAGAGCGCTTGATGCAAGCGATGCAGATTGCGATAGAGAACATGATTAACGAGATACAGAAGCCCGTGGATCAGGAACTCAGTGGCTCCCAAAGAAAAGCGGAGTTGCAATCCATAAAGCAAACAGCGGTCGATGCAAAAGAACTAATTGTTGAAAGAGAAAGACTTGAGCAACTCATTAAAGGACTTAAGCAAGATGGAGAAATCAAAGAAGAACGAGACTACTCCGGAGGATTTGCAGAGCAATACTCCAAGTAGTCAAGTCTTCATTTACTGGGATTATTAGTACGTAGCCCAGTATGTAGTGTGTGAGTGTACGGCGGCGATATTGCAGTCTTCAAAGACACAGGTTTGACCCGCTGTACCTGCGCTACTTGCGCATGATGTAAGCAAACACACCACTACGAATAGAAATAGTTTCTTCATAGTCCTGGTGTTAATTTAGTGTTAAGATAGTAAAATGGCGGGACTTGTACAAATAGAAGATGAAATTGTAGTCAATATATGCCCTGACAAAACCGAAGGAGATGTAAGGCTATACTTTGACTTACCTATACAGTTACCTAAGAAACCCGCTAAGAAAGACATACTGTTCCATGACAAGCCCAAGGAAGAGCAACGCTGGGTAAGAGAGGAACTACCACAAGAACTCAGAAGGATACGTTCTATGGAGGAGTGGATGGAAATGCCAGAAGCATTCCGAAAGAAACACACCCCATACATTAGTCAAGAATACAAAAGAAGAAGAAATGGAGTATGGTTCTACAACAACGGGGTACCTACCTACATCACAGGAAACCACTACTTTTTCCTACAGTGGTGTAAGATTGATATCGGATACCCATCGTACCTCGACTTTCAACGGGAACTATTCGTACACCTTGAAGCCTGTATAGCAGACCCACGCTGTATAGGGCAGATATACGTCAAGTGTCGTCGATCTGGATATACCAATATGTCTGCAGCCGTCCTGGTAAACGAGGGTACACAGGTTAAAGAGAAACTACTGGGCATCATGTCTAAGACAGGATCAGATGCGCAGGAGAATATATTCATGAAGAAGGTGGTGCCTATCTATAAGTCACTGCCTTTCTTCTTTAAGCCTATTCAAGATGGTACTACTAACCCCAGGATGGAACTCGCTTTTAGAGAGCCTTCAAAACGCATTACCAAGAAGAACAAAACTTCTTCCAGAGGAGAGGCGCTTAACACAATTATTAACTGGAAGAACACCACGAACAACGCATATGATGGTGAGAAACTACACATCCTGTATCTGGATGAGGCAGGTAAATGGGAGAAGGGTAATGATATACGAGAAGCCTGGAGGATACAGCGCACTTGTTTGCTTGTAGGTAGAAAGATTGTAGGTAAGGCTATAGTAGGGAGTACGGTAAACCCACTGGACCGAGGGGGTACTCAGTACCGGGAGATGTATTACTCCAGCGATGTGAACGACAGAAACGCCAACGGTAGAACAAAGACAGGTCTGTATGGTGTGTTTATACCAGCGTATGATGCACTGGAAGGGTTCTTTGATGTGTACGGTATGCCTGTGATAGATGACCCAGAGAAACCAGTAATAGGACTTGAGGGTGAGTATATAAGCATAGGTGCAAAGACTTACCTAAAGAATGAAAGAAAAGGACTGGTAGGAGATTCTTACGAACTCAATGAGGTAATTAGACAGTTCCCTTTCACTGAGGCTGAGGCGTTTAGAGATAGCGCCAAGGCTTCTTTGTTCAATGTACAGAAGATATATGAACAAGTAGAATACAATCAAGACCTGTATCCTTCTCCGATTGTTGTAGGAAACTTCAACTGGGTAAACGGAGTACAAGACAGTGAGGTTGTATTTAGTCCAGATCCAAATGGGAGATGGAGAGTAGCATGGATGCCCCCAGTAGATTTAAGAAACAAGACCAAGCCAGAGAACAACTGGCTGGGATGTGCTGGTGTCGATAGTTATGATATTGATGCCACTGTAGATGGACGTGGGTCTAAGGGTGCGTGTCACTTCTTTAATAAGTTCAACATGACCTACCCGTCTAATATGTTTGTAGCAGAGTATGCGTCACGACCTCCCCTGGCTAAGATATTCTATGAAGATATATTGATGGCCGCTAAGTTCTATGGGTACCCTGTGTTGATTGAGAACAACAAGTATGGAATCGCAAGATACTTTGAGTCAAGGGGTTACGACCATTTCTTGCTGGACAGACCCGCTCACCTTACCTCAACATACGGCAGCAAGACAAAGACCAAGGGTATACCGTCAAACTCACAGGATGTTATCCAGGCACATGCACAGGCTATTGAATCATACATACACGCACACGTAGGACTGAACGAAGAAACTCTTGAGTTTGGTAAGATGTACTTTGAAAGAACCCTGGAGGATTGGATTAATTTCAAGATAGACGACCGTACAAAATATGACCTTTCTATATCAAGTGGATTAGCACTTCTTGCAGCACAAGGACACAAGCCGGAGAAACCCAAAACCGATTTCACTGGCAAGCAGTTCTTCCGTAAAGGTCAGATAATTATACGAAGATAATAAGAGGTATATTTGCATGAGTAGCAATCTTGAGTATGGACAACGAATACAAAAACGGACAGTCATCCTTTCCTGATCCATTAGCACCGGTACAGGAGAAGATGTCTAAAGAATATGGCTTATCATATGCGAAGGCCATGTTTGCTCAATGGATTGGTAGTGACTATCAAAACTCTCTGTATGGGAGAAGAAACAGCGAGTTCGAGCGCTGTAGAGATTACGCACAAGGAACGCAGGACACATCAATCTATAGACAAATATTAAACTCCCTTGAAAACAACAACGGAGATGGAACATTACTAACACTGGATTACACGCCAGTGCCCATCGTTCCTAAGTTTGTAAAGATTGTTGTAAACAAGATTCTATCCAAAGAACCATACCCACAGATTGAGGCTATTGACCCACTCTCTAAATCAGAGAAGGACAAGAAAAAGAATGCTACAGTATTGCGTATTGAGAATCGCGATATGATTGAAGAGGCTAAGTCACTTGGCCTTAATGTAAAACAAGACCCATCACAACTTCCAGAAACTCCAGAAGAGACTGAGATATTCCTGGACACTAACATCAAGACGGACGCAGAAATCTCTGCGCAGATTGCTACTGAGATGACATTGAAGTGGAACGACTTCAATCAATCTATCTATCGTCGTTGTGTCGAAGACTTGACCACTCTTGGTATGGGTGTTGCTAAACGAAGCAACGACCCTAACTACGGAATCAAGGAAGAGTATGTAGACCCAAAGAAGTTTATCCACAACTACACGGATGATCCGAACTTCACAGAACTCACTTACGCTGGACACTTTAAGTACATCACGATTATGGACTTGAAGCGTATTGCTGGTGACCAGTTCACTGAAGCGCAGTATGAGGAGATTGCCAAGACGGTAATGAATAAGTACGGTAATAACCCTACACAGTTCTCTACCACTGGGTATACTTACGACAGACCAGGAACCAGATACCGTCAAGGATACGACGAGTACAAGATTGAAATCCTGGACTTTGAATACATGTCTGTTGATGACATCATCTACGAGAAGAAAGAATCAGCATACGGTAACATTGGTTTCTACTACAAGGGTAACGAGTACAATGCACCTCAGCAATCTGTATACAACAGAGAGGCGGTGTACATGAAGAACGCAACTGTATATGGTGGTTCGTACATCACAGGCACAGAGCACATCTTCAACTACGGACCTAAGAAGAACATTCCTAAGAACGTACACGATATCTCACGTGCACGTTTATCATACAGCATTGTCGCAACTAACATCCGTGGAATGATACCTAAGTCAATGGTATCCTCTGTTATCGGATTTGCCGACATGCTCCAGATCACACACTTGAAACTTCAACAGTCTATTGCGAAAGCAAAACCAGATGGACTCATCATTGATATTGAAGGATTAGAGAACGTGCAACTTGGACGTGGCGGAGAACTACAACCGTTAGAAATCCAGGACATCTATGAACAAACTGGTGTGTTCTATTACCGCAGCAAGAATCCAGAAGGAGGATTCCAAAACCCTCCTGTTCGAGAAATCGGAAATCGTATTCGTAACATCCAGGAACTGGTAGCGCTATACAATCACTACCTCGGAATGATTAGAGATGCTACAGGTATTAACGAGGTAATGGATGGCTCTACACCAAAAGGAGAAGCACTCGTAGGTGTAAACCAGATGGCGATGGCTGCAGGTAACAATGCGATATTCGATATTACGAATGCCGCTATGGTTCTGTACAAAAAAGTATGTGATGATATTGTACGCTGTCTACAGGTTATTCCACCAGAGAGTATCCTTTACAAAGTTTATACGAACGCTGTTGGCGAGACCAACATGGCTGTTCTAAGTTCATTTGACAACCTGGCCATGTACAACTTTGGTGTTATGGTTGTTACCGAGATGAACGATACAGATAAACAATACCTTGAACAAAACATTCAGATTGCACTTGGACAAAGAGAAATTGATCTTGAAGATGCGATTGCCATTCGTCAAATCAAAGACGTTGAGCAGGCTGAAAGACTCTTGGTTGTTCGCAGAAAGAAACGAATCAAGCAGCAGCAAGAACAAGCCCAGCAGCAAGCACAAGTAACAGCGGAGGTAAATGCTCAGCAGACCCAGATGGCAGCACAGATGGAGATGCAGAAGAAACAAATGGATGCACAGATAGAAGCACAGCGCATTCAGTTAGAGGCACAAGTCAAAGCGCAGTTGATTGAACTCGAGTACCAGTACAAAATCCAAATCGAGAAGATGAAAGGAGAGTACGGTGTAGTCGAGCAACAAATAGAAAGCGGTAACCGTATGATGGCTGATGCTGAATCGGAGAAACGCAAAGACCAAAGAATAGACAAACAAGCGTTGGCGCAAAGTAAACTTATAGCACAGCGCCAAGGGCAACGCCCACCGCTTGATCAAGACGTAGTAACTAACCTAACAGTATCATAGAATGTCCTGCTCATGCTCATCAAGCCCATGTTCGTGTGGGTCATCTTCAAACGTAAACCTCAACACTGCGGCAAAGGTTAACATCTGTTGCCGTAGAGGAGACACGTTCGTTCTGGAAGTAAACATCTCAGACAAAGACGGTCAGCGAATTGACCTTACTAATTATACATACAAGATGGAAGTCCGTGAGTATGACAACGGACCTCTTGTTATCAGTAGTTCCAACATCTCTATATCTGGAACTGACCAAGGTGTCTTGACTATTACAATCACTTCAACGAACATGGAGGTGGATGCAGGTACTTATGTATACGGAGTACAAGCAACACTAACAGCGGACAGTACAGTTAGCACATGGCTGTATGGAACATTTGATGTAGTACAAGATATCGTAGAAAACTAATGGCTGAAAAAGGCATAAATATAGACGTAACCCAGGTTGGTGCAATTAGCGTAGACATCACAACCGAGGACGGGAAAACATTTGATTTCCAGGTCCCGGAACAGTCTACGGTAAATGTAACCAACAAAGCAATCAAACAATTTGTCGGAGCCAAAGGTCAGAAGGGAGAGACTGGAGACAAGGGTAGCAAGGGAGAAGTTGGAGACAAAGGTGACAAAGGTCAGAAAGGTGATACCGGACAAAAGGGAGATACTGGCGAGAAAGGTGATACTGGTGAAAAGGGAGACACTGGTGACAAAGGTATTACTGGAGACAAAGGACAGAAAGGAGAAGTCGGTCAGAAAGGTGATGACGGACAGAAAGGTGACACTGGAGCCAAGGGTGATCAGGGAGAAAAAGGAGAGACTGGTGACAAGGGTGTTGCTGGCGATAAGGGTTCTAAGGGACAGAAGGGCGAGATAGGCGTTAAAGGCGATACTGGTGACAAGGGAGACCAAGGGGACAAAGGCGATACTGGTGACAAGGGTGTTGCTGGAGACAAAGGTCAGAAAGGACAAAAGGGCGAAATAGGAGTTAAAGGTGATACCGGAGAAAAAGGAACTACCGGAGACAAGGGTGACACTGGTGACAAAGGAGACAAGGGTGACACAGGCTCTAAGGGAGACACCGGCGATAAAGGTCAGAAAGGAGAAGTTGGAGACAAAGGCGACACCGGCGACAAAGGAGCCACTGGTGATAAAGGCGACACTGGAGAGAAAGGAAGTACCGGAGACAAAGGAGACACCGGAGACAAGGGCTCTACCGGGGATAAAGGTCAGTCTGGAGATAAGGGCGACACCGGAGATAAAGGTGACACTGGTGACAAAGGACAGAAAGGAGAGGTAGGAGAGAAAGGAAACACTGGTGATAAGGGTCAGAAAGGTGAAGAAGGCTCTAAAGGTAATACCGGTGATAAGGGTCAAAAGGGCGAAGTTGGAGATAAAGGTTCTACCGGAGACAAGGGTGAGAAAGGTGAACGAGGAACCGATGGAGCCAAGGGAATAACAGGCGATAAAGGGGATACTGGTGACAAGGGCGACAAGGGTCAAAAGGGAGACACTGGTAGTAAAGGAGACACTGGTAGTAAAGGAGATAAAGGCCAGAAAGGCCAAAGAGGAAATGAGTGGGAGTCCGCATCGGGAGACCCAACACTGTCTGGAAACGAAGAGGAAGGCGACCAGTATTTAGATACCGATACAGGTAACGTATGGGAATACAAGAGCGGTGCATGGTCCCAGACAGGAAACATCCAAGGACCTACAGGTGCTAAGGGAGACAAGGGTCAGAAAGGAAGTGACGGAGACAAAGGGGAGAAAGGTCAGAAAGGTGAGATAGGTGTTAAAGGAGACCAGGGTGACAAGGGTACTACTGGTGATAAAGGCCAGAAGGGAGAACTCGGCGATAAGGGAGACGTTGGTCCAAAGGGACAAAAAGGAGAAGACGGTAGCGAGTGGACATCTGCCGCAGGCACACCAACGGGAACAGCGGACGAGGGCGACCAATGGCTGGACACAACTACTGGCCAAGTATATGAATACAGAGGCGGCGCATGGACACCTACTGGCAGTATCCTTGGTCCGGCTGGTCCTAAAGGAGAAAAGGGTCAAAAGGGAATTGATGGCGACAAGGGCCAGAAAGGCGAGGTTGGTCAGAAGGGAGATACTGGCTCTAAAGGAGACCAGGGAGACAAAGGTCAGAAAGGAGATACCGGGGACAAGGGTGACCGTGGCGAGAAAGGCGAGAAAGGCGAGACTGGGCAGAAGGGTGATACCGGCTCTAAAGGCGACAAAGGACAAAAAGGCGAACTCGGCGATAAGGGCGATGTAGGACCTAAAGGCGAAAAGGGAGATGATGGTAGTGAATGGACATCTGCCGCAGGTGTACCCACTGGATCTGCCGGTGAAGGAGACCAGTGGTTAGATACAACCACCGGACAAGTATATGAATATCGTAGTGGTGCATGGAGTTCCACAGGAAGTATCCTCGGACCTAAAGGCGAGAAAGGACAAAAAGGCCAGGATGGTGCCTCTGTTAAAGGACAGAAGGGCGACACTGGAGATAAGGGAAACACCGGAGACAAAGGCGACCAAGGCGACAAGGGACAAAAGGGTGAACTCGGCGACAAAGGTGATGTTGGCCCGAAGGGAAATAAAGGAGACAAAGGTCAAAAAGGCGAAGTCGGTCAACAGGGATCTCAATGGACCTCAGCATCTGGCGTTCCGTCAAGCCCAGGAACAAACAGAGATGACCAATACTTAAACACAGACAACGGGGATGTGTATGAGTGGGATGGTAGCGTATGGGTTAATACAGGAAACATACAAGGACCTAAAGGACAAAAAGGAGAACAAGGCGCTTCCGTTAAAGGACAGAAGGGTGATGATGGTCAGAAGGGTGATGATGGTCAGAAAGGAGACAAGGGCCAGAAAGGAGATAAAGGCCAGAAGGGTGACAAAGGCCAGAAAGGTGAAGGAGGTAGTGAATGGACTTCTGCATCGGGTCCTCCAAGTGGATCTGCTGACGAAGGTGACCAATACCTCGATACAAGCAACGGTGATGTCTATGAATATAAGACGGGTGCCTGGGTTCAAACAGGAAACATACAAGGACCCGCCGGTGCTAAAGGAGAGAAAGGACAAAAGGGACAGGACGGAGCATCTGTAAAAGGCGACAAAGGAGATAAAGGACAAAAGGGTGACAAAGGTCAAAAGGGACAGGAAGGCTCTCAATGGACATCTGCATCTGGTGCACCTACATCCCCTGGTAGTGAAGCCGGTGACCAATACTTAGACACGGATAACGGAGAGGTTTACGAGTGGAACGGAACCACATGGAATAGTACTGGAAACATCGAGGGACCAGGAGGTGCTAAAGGTGAGAAAGGTCAGAAAGGCAACACAGGGGACAAGGGACAAAAGGGAGAGCAAGGAGATAAGGGTACTACTGGAGATAAAGGAGACAAGGGTCAGAAGGGGGACACCGGACAAAAAGGTGACACTGGTTCTAAAGGACAGAAAGGTGACACGGGTCAGAAAGGTGACACGGGTCAGAAAGGTACTACTGGAGATAAGGGCGATAAAGGTCAGAAGGGACAAAAAGGAGAACAAGGTCAGAAGGGACAAGAAGGTTCTCAATGGACCTCTGCTTCTGGTGCTCCAGCCATATCTGGTGTCGAAGGAGACCAATACCTTGATACTGACAACGGCGATGTCTATGAGTACAAGTCTGGGGCTTGGACAAACACAGGTAATATCGAAGGGCCTACAGGAGCCAAAGGCGACAAGGGTCAGAAGGGACAAGACGGCGCAAGCGTTAAAGGTCAAAAAGGAGAACAAGGCCAGAAGGGAGAACAAGGTGCAAGCGTAAAAGGACAAAAGGGAGACCAGGGTGACAAAGGTCAAAAGGGAGATAAAGGTCAGAAAGGAGATACAGGTTCTAAGGGAGACAAGGGTCAGAAAGGCCAAGAAGGTTCCCAGTGGAGTTCAGCATCAGGCGCACCAACATCTCCTGGAAGCGAAGCAGGGGACCAATATCTTGACACAGATAACGGAGAGGTCTACGAATGGAATGGCACTACATGGAATAGCACAGGCAATATTGAAGGACCCGCTGGAGCAAAGGGACAGAAGGGGGAACAAGGTGCTTCGGTAAAAGGTCAGAAAGGAGATACCGGACAGAAAGGTGACCAGGGAGCCTCTGTTAAAGGAGACAAGGGCCAGAAGGGTGAACAAGGTGCATCTGTCAAGGGCCAGAAGGGTGACACTGGTCAGAAAGGAACCTCTGGTGACAAAGGACAGAAAGGTGAGACGGGTCAGAAAGGAACCTCTGGTGACAAAGGACAGAAGGGTCAAAAAGGAGACAAAGGACAAAAGGGAGAAGCAGGAAGCGAATGGACATCTGCATCGGGTCCTCCAAGTGGATCTGCTGACGAAGGTGACCAGTACCTGGATACAGACAATGGTGACGTTTACGAATACAAGAGCGGCGCCTGGACCTTGACAGGGAACATCGAAGGACCTGGTGGTGCTAAGGGACAGAAAGGTCAAAAAGGTGAACAAGGTGCATCGGTTAAGGGCCAGAAGGGTGAACAGGGTCAGAAGGGTGAACAAGGTGCATCGGTTAAAGGACAAAAAGGAGAGGCTGGCTCTAACGGTACACCTGGTTCAAAAGGAGAAAAGGGTCAGAAGGGTCAGAAGGGTGACAAAGGACAGAAGGGACAAGAAGGTTCACAATGGACTTCATCCAATGGCGCTCCGTCATCACCTGGTGTAGATGCAGGTGACCAATATCTTGACACAGATAATGGTGAGGTATACGAGTGGAACGGAACCACTTGGAACAGTACTGGTAATATCCAAGGACCTCAAGGGTCTAAGGGTCAGAAAGGACAACAGGGTGCGTCGGTCAAAGGTGACAAAGGTCAGAAAGGTGATCAGGGTGCAAGCGTCAAAGGACAAAAAGGTGAAGCAGGAGCGAAGGGAGACCAAGGCGCTTCAGTTAAAGGTCAAAAAGGAGACGACGGTTCAGCCGGTCCTCCTGGGCCATCTGTTAAGGGACAGAAGGGTGAACAGGGAGCCAAGGGTGACCAGGGAGCCTCAGTCAAGGGTCAGAAAGGTGACACTGGTTCTAAAGGACAGAAGGGTGAAGACGGCCCAGGCGGTCCTCCCGGCCCATCTGTTAAAGGACAGAAGGGTGAACAGGGAGCCAAGGGAGACCAGGGCGCCTCTGTTAAAGGACAAAAAGGAGACCAAGGCGCTTCGGTTAAAGGCCAGAAGGGTGAGGCCGGTTCTAATGGTACACCTGGTTCAAAGGGAGACAAGGGTCAGAAAGGTGACAAGGGTCAAACAGGGCAAGAGGGTTCTCAATGGACATCAGCAAGTGGTGCACCATCTTCACCAGGAACAAACAGAGACGATCAATATCTCGATACCAGTAGCGGGGATGTTTATTATTGGAACGGTTCTTCCTGGGTTCAGAGTGGTAACATCCAAGGACCTGCTGGAGGTAAGGGCCAGAAAGGACAAAAAGGAGAACAGGGTGCTTCTGTAAAAGGACAGAAAGGTGAAGCGGGTACGAACGGTACGAACGGAACACCTGGTTCTAAAGGAGACAAAGGAGATGCCGGTGCCTCAGTAAAAGGACAAAAAGGACAGAAGGGTGATGACGGTAGTGCAGGACCTCCGGGACCAAGCGTTAAAGGCCAGAAGGGGGAAGCGGGTACAAATGGTACCAACGGAACTCCTGGCTCTAAGGGGGACAAGGGTGATGCTGGCGCTTCAGTTAAAGGTCAGAAGGGACAAAAAGGAGATGACGGTTCAGCCGGCCCTCCAGGACCAAGCGTTAAAGGACAAAAAGGTGAGGCCGGTACAAATGGTACGAATGGTACTCCTGGTTCTAAGGGTGATAAAGGCCAGAAGGGTCAGAAGGGTGATGGAGGTTCATCTGGTTTAGATGGCGCTAAGGGCCAGAAGGGTGAGGCTGGTGGCACAGGTCCAACTGGTCCTGCGGGTACGAATGGTACGGGATATGATCCTTGTACTTGTACAGTGGACACTCAAACCATTTCTGCCAACCAAGCCACTGTTTCGATTACCCAAACAAATGCTGGCGATAATATCACAATCTCCGGAGGTAACACAATTAACATTGGAGCGACTGGTACATACTTGTTGACGTACGCTGTTACGCTTAAAAACAATCTTGCTGCACGTAACTGTGTTGGATTCTACTTGAAGGGATCTGGAGGTAGTGCTTCAAATGTTGATGGCTCTGCTGCTTATGAATACTTCAGATACAATACCTATGGAGAGTTTAGTTCGTTGACTTGTTGTGTTATGTTCCACGCAACATACGGAAACCAATTCCAACTAACAGCGGGGAATGCTCTTGACGGTTCTTGGAATCATACAGTACAAACAGCGGGCGTGTACAGAGGATTAAGTATTACAAGACTATCATAATGGCAACGACAGAAAGTTACTACATACAGGATATTGTAACCAGCGACATTCTTTTAGATGATGGAACCTGGGCGAGAGATGATGATGCTTCTAATGCAAAGACATTCTCTGATCGCTCCAGCGCTGTTGCTCATATAGATACACTTAGCAACGGTACATACAGAGTCTATTCGAGAATTGCAAAGACGGATTAGATAACGTATCTTTATTGGTACAAATTCAATTCAATACGTATCATTAAATGAACATCGTCTTTCACGCAGGTTACTATGCCGAACCCTGGGATTCAGACACCAGTGGATTAGGCGGCACTGAACAGTGCATCATAAATCTATCCAAGCAACTCGCCATATCCGGACACCAGGTCTATGTGGTTGGTAATGTGAATCGTAAACACAACAAGTACATAGGTGCTGGGGATGTATACTACACGCCACTTGGTGATGATATCTTGCCAGAAATAGATGTACTAATAGGCGTCTCGTATCTTCATTACCTCCAATACTACACAGACATATCAGAGAATACTATAAAGATTTTCTGGCTGCACAACGAAGAACCTCACTACTGGTTCAAAGGAGAACGAATGGATGATGAAGAAATCCAATCCACATACAATCATACAGAAAAGATTGTGTGCCTAACAGAGTGGCACAAGAAATACTTCTTAGCCAACGAGGGGTACGATATAGATGAAGACAAGGTTGTGGTTATAGGCAACGGTATAGACACAACGCTTATCGAAAAGCCTGCGGAAAAAGAAAAGGATTCATACGTATATACCTCACATGCAGAGCGAGGACTATCTCTTGTTCTCGATGACTTCCAGAAAGGATACATTGAAGGAACGCTTCATATTGCTACACCATCTTACGGTGTCGAGTACTACGAGAAGTACTATGCAAAGCGTGTGGAGAAGATGGACAATGTTGTGTACCACGGCAATCTATCTGCAAAAGATTTATACAGTCTTCTGTCACGAATGGAAACATGGTACTACCCAACCCAATACAAGGAGACCTATTGTATAACAGCGCTTGAGATGTTAGCACATCACGTTAAGCCATTAGTCAATCCAATAGCAGGATTAAGAGAGACGCTTGGTAAATTCCATATGAACATACAAGACTGGAATCCTGTCGATGAGTACATACAATCAAGAGATTGGAGCAACGTAATGGAAGAATGGATGACGTTATTTCAGAATATAGATATACCTAAAGCGGTTACCATGATAGATAAGGCATATGTAATTTCAATGGACACCAGTGCCGAGGCGTTGGAAAAGTACAAGCAAAGAATATTAGAAGGGGGTATTGACTGTGAGGTCGAAATAATTCCAGGCGTAGACGCTCGTACATTCAATGATTATGAATGGCACCCGCATGACGGATGGGCAATAGACAGCGACAACAAATGGTGGAACCAACCAGTTACAGTGGGCGAGATGGGATGCGGACTTGCGCACCTAAATGCTTGGAAGAAAGTGGTTGAAGACAAAGTAGATGTTGCGGTTATATTCGAGGAGGACTTCTACTTCACGGACAAACTTGACGAGAGCATCATACCACCAACAGATGAGTGGCACATGATTTACTTGGGCCGTACTCCTATGGCTCCAGATCAGGAAGATAGAGGAGACCTTGTGGTGCCTGGATACTCTTACAACCTACACGCATACATGGTCACAGGAGCGGGCGCACTATCTTTTACACAACACAACTTCCAGAACTACATCACAACTCCAGACGAGTTTATACCAGCAACCTATGTAAGACACCCAAGGGGAGACTGGGACTGGGTGACGAGAGACACAAAGGCACTTTCCCTAAAGAAACATATTGCGTCTCAGACATCTAATGACCTAACAAGCAGAACACAATCTACAGTAAACACAGAGATATTCAAGTCGGGTCAATGGAGCAAGTGGATTGACAGATGGATACACCCCGCCGCTAAGACAAAGGCGTGGGATATGATTATAGAAGAACCTATTACTGATGTGATATCATTCCCTCTGTTTACCGAGGAGTTCTGTGAGTTGCTTATTGATGAGGCAGAAAAGAAAGCATACTGGCAAGAAAAGAGACATGACTTCTATCCAACAGTGGATACTCTTATATCGTCTTTTGGATACGAGGAGATATACAAAAAGGTGCTACATGAATGGGTGTTCCCTGCGGCGATTCACAGGTGGGATTTGCACGGTAAACACTGGGCGAATATGACCAGTGAAAACTTCATGATTAAGTACACGACAGATACCCAGGGTCACCTGGACTTACACCATGACAATGCGGTGATTAGTTCTGTGCTTACACTAAACAAGGACTTCACTGGTGGTGGTACATATTTCTACAACCAAAAGAAAACACATGTGGGTGAGGTAGGTCACATCACTATACATCCAGGTCAAGTAACACATAGACACGGAGGCCGCCCTGTATACAGCGGTAAGAGATATATACTTGTTTCATTTTGTAATAAACCATAGTCATGAATTTAATACCATACTTCCCACCAGACAAGCAACCAGATATGACTGGTTGGTACTTCTTTGAAAATGCTTTTACTCCGGAGGAGTTGGACGATATCACAGAGATGATTCAACCTATACCTTATGTAGCAGCAACCATTGCGAATGATACAGGACAGGAGGAGATGCGCAAATACAGAAAGTCAAACATTAAATGGATTAGCGCTACCGATGATTTCAATAACCCTATGCACAGACATCACTGGTTGTACGACAGGTTGATGGAATGCATTACAGAGGCTAATGATGTTATGTGGAACTTCGACCTTCATGGTCTAACAGACTCTATCCAATACACAGAGTACGACGGTACAGAGGAGGGGTTCTATGGGTGGCACGTAGACATAGGTCCACGTGAATTGGCTTTAAGAAAGGTATCGCTCGTGGTGCAGTTGAGTGACCCGTCTGAGTACGAGGGCGGGGAGTTGCATTTGAAGATGGGATCTGATCACACAACAACACCTAACATGAAAGGAACCGTGATAGTGTTCCCGTCGTATCTATTACACAGAGTCACACCAGTTACATCCGGGCTTCGTAAGTCATTGGTACTATGGGCCGGGGGTTCAAGGCTGAGGTAAAGTTCTTATATTTGCTTTATGGCAAAGAGTAAGTATGCAAATTTTCTAAAGCGTCACGGGTTGAAGGGATTCAACAAGCCGAAGCGCACACCAGATCACCCGAAGAAGTCACATGTAGTGGCCGCTAAAGAAGGTGACAAAGTGAAATTAATCCGCTTTGGAGAGCAGGGTGCAGACACTGTAACAGAGTCTAATCCTACTGGTGCTCGCGCGAAGAAACGCGCATCATTCAAGGCACGCCACGCTAAGAACATCAAGAAAGGAAAGATGTCTGCTGCTTACTGGGCTAATAAAGTAAAGTGGTAATGGCAAAGAAGTATCGCTCTAAGGTAAACGAAGCAGGCAACTACACGAAACCAGGAATGCGCAAGCGTCTGTTTGAGAAAATCAAAGCAGGAAGCAAGGGCGGTAAGCCTGGTCAGTGGTCTGCACGTAAAGCCCAGATGCTTGCAAAAGAGTACAAGGCTGCAGGAGGCGGATACACAAACTAATGGCGCTCAAGAAATCACAGGAGTCACTAAAGAAGTGGACCAAGCAAAAGTGGAGAACCTCAGACGGAAGTAAGTCAGAGGGAAAGAAGCGCTACCTACCAGACGCCGCATGGAAAGCACTGTCCCCTGCTGAAAAGGCTGCTACAAACAGAGCCAAAGCAGAGGGTAACAGAAAGGGCAAGCAGTTCGTTGCTCAGCCAGATAAGATAAAGAAGAAGGTGAAGAAGTACAGGAAGTGATTCACTCTTAAAACAATAATCCGTATTGCGTAGATTTGCAATACAAATCATTTAGATATGAACAAGAAACTACAGTCAATGTACGCAAACGGCGGGCTCCTCAAGGCTCTATTGAATGATCCTGCTCAAGCAAAGATGGCCAGGAAATACCTTGGCATGGCAGCCGAAGGCATGGCTGTAAATAAATCAAAACTCGGAATGCCAGGAACAGCGGTTCCGGGTGCTAAGAATACTTATGCAGGCGGCGGTGTCGCTAAGAAGTATCGTGCGGGCGGCACTATGTACGCAAACGGCGGACAGAACGGACCAGGAGGTCTTCTTGCCCGTCTTTTCGGTAAAAAGGAAGAAGCACCAGCACGCCAAACAGCGAAGCAAGCCTGGCAAGAAGCAGGTTATGATCGCGAGCCAGTAAACTGGGATAGAACAACGCAGAGCACAAGAGATGCAAATCTTCCAGCATACTATCAAGACTACACTCCTATGAATCCAAATGCTGCAAAACCAGCAGGTGGCAACGAAGGTGTAAACGGAATGATGTATGGTATAGGATCAAACAGTCCGAACTATACACCTGCAATTCCCGAGCAAATAGCAAGAGATGTTCGTGCAAGTAACTTAACTTATACAGACGCAACTGGTCAACAACATCGTGGTGGATTGGCTAATACAGGCACAACAGATGTTTATACTGGTATAGTTCCAAGCATGCAGCAAATCTTACAGGCAATTAATCAATCGAACAAATTCGATTTGAGCGACGCGATGGGCGGCGGTGCAAATGCGATGACTGCTGAAGAGTATCTAAGAACAGGAATGGGCGAATACGGTGGTCCAGATTTCCATACTCCAGATATGGTGAAAGGTCGTGAAATGTTTGATTACATCCTTAAAGATGCCATGGAGATTGCTCAAGAACAGTATGAACGAGAGTTAAATTCCACCCGCAATAAAAAGGGTGGTTTCGGAGGCAGAGACGTTCGTGGAGGAGAAACAAAAGAAGAAGCACGTGATAGACAATTACGCTCTCAGTACGCACCAGAAATTGCCGAGTACAACCTAAGAAACCGGTACGGTGACAGGATAATCGAATCTATGCTCGGTCCGAATTTTGATCAAGCACAGGCCGATGCAATGATTAACACTGACGAAAACATCAGAAACGCTGTCATCGACATGTTAAACAACGAGTTGGGTACAGATATATTCAACCAGTATAGAGGCTATGCTGCACAGGGAAGTGCAGGGAGATAACAAAAAGAAAGGGAGGCTGATGCCTCCCTTTTTTGTTTAGTCATATTTTCTGCCAAACACCGTTAGAGATTTCCTCATTACGGCTTTGTGTGCCTCGGTGTTTCTGTAGTCGTAATTATACACGTGCTTTTCGTAAGGGTATGACACCCCGATTTGAGGGTTTTGATATTCAAGCGGATACCCGTATACCATGCTGTCTGTTTCGTTGAAGTAAAGGCTATACGTAAACCCGTGAATCATAGTGAGGCCCATGGACTCCATGTTATACACGAATTCATCAACAACACCTACGTCATCGTTTTTTAATAGGTAGAATGTAGTGTCGCCCTTCGTTATTGTGGGCCACTTGCTTTGTGCTTTTGCTACTACTCCAGACAGGAGTAATAGGCTTAAAATGAAATGTTTCATAGTAAATCGGTTAAATGTTTCACTGCCATAAACGTAGTAATTGTTTTTTAATTTTGCAACAATCAGTTAAATTTTTTTGAAATGAACAATGTAGAATCAAGCATGGAACAAGCAATCCAGGACGCTGGGTTTAGTATCTCAGATACCCCACCCACGCAGGATGCACAACCAACACAAGAGGCACAACCAGTGCAACAAGCACCAGTAGAACCTCAGCAAACTACAGCGCCAGAACCGAGCGCACCAGTTGAGCAACAACCAGTTCAACAACAAGAGGTTCAACAAGAAACCGCTCCTGTACAACAGGATGTACAAAACGTACAGGATTATGTACAACCCAATGTACAACAGGAGCAAAGTTCTTTACAAGATGAAACCCAATCGGGATTAGAGGATTTCTTCCAGGCCCTAAGTGAAGCAGCGGAAGGACCTACCGAGCAATCCATTGAGCCCGATACTATAACTGCGCAAGACGTTGACCCACGGATTCAAGTCATTGCTGATTTTGTCGCTAAGACAGGACGTTCACCGGAAGATTGGTTCCGCTATCAGTCATTAGATCCGTCTGAAATGGACGATCGTACTGCAATGCGTGTACACATGGCGAGTGAATATCCATCATTAGGTAACGACGAGATTGATTTACTTATCAACTCTAAGTACCGAACTGATGACTCTATCTATAGCGATGAAGAAGTTAGACTTGCAAACCTTCAGTTAAAGATTGACGCAGAGAAGGCAAGACAAAGTATTGGTGAACTTCGTAATGATTACACCACTCCTATTGTTCAGTCTTCAACCCAAGCCGAGGAGGAACCAAATCCTTTCGACGATACTTGGATGCAATCGAACTCACGTTCACTCGGGGAGTTAGGCGAAATTGCCTTCGACTTACCTAACGGACGCTCGTTCAACTTTGGTGTATCACAGGATTATCGAAATGAATTGGCGCAATCCAACAGCGACATGACTTCGTTCTTTGATAGATACGTAGACAACCAGGGAGAATGGGACCACGACCTTTGGAACATGCACAGGACTGTAACGGATAACCTTCCGAACATTCTTCAGAGCATTTACCAACAGGGTCTTAGCGATGGACAACGTAACATCGTTGAGCGTGCAGCAAACATTGACCCTCAGAGTCCACAGTCTAACACTCAACCAAGTCAGCAGGATTCAATAGCGCAACAAGTACTTGATGCGTTAGGACGTCCACAAATGTTTTTAAAATAACTGCTATAAAAATTATTAGACATGGCAACATCTTCAGCACCTCCGGTGTACAATGACAGCAAGGATGCTGTCTTTCGTCGGTTAGACCCGACTAAGTATACGTCATTGGCAGATTTCATTGATGAAATCAACAAGCCAGACAATCGTGACCAATTGGTCAAAACATACGGCTACCAGCAAATCTCTGGTGGTCTAACGGGGTTCCTAAACCTTACAGGCGCCGTACGCGCAAGCGGTACCGCCGATGAGGTTCAATACTGGGAAGAAACTCGTTTGCACGCTTATGCTACAGTATCATTGGCAGCGACAGCAGCAACTACTGCTACTACGTTGACACTAACTAAAGCAACAAGCGATGCTTCTGTATTGCGTTTGAACGACGTAGTACTATGGGACGGTAATGTTCGTGGTATTGTAACTGCAATTTCTCCGACAGGTGAAATCGCTCACAACGCTACAGCATCTTACACTGTTGAAATCTTGAATGGCAACATCGGTGCTACTGCAGCGACTGGTTCTTACAACCTTCCTGTAATCGGTAACTTGTTCGCTCAAGGATCTGACCAGAACAGCGGTTACTTGGAATCAAACGTAATCAAGCGCACCAATGCATACAGCATCATCAAAGAGGTGTTCAAGGTTACAGGTTCTCAAGCAACTAACATTGGTTGGGTTAACGTGGGTAACGGTGACTACCGTTGGTACGTGAAGGGCGAGATGGACACTCGTGCTCGTTTCTTAGACAAGCGTGAGATGATGTTGTTGTTGGGACAAACTATCGGTAACGGTATCACAACTACCAACATCGGTGGCCTACCAACAGCAGGTGAAGGTTACTTCGCCGCTATCGAGGATCGTGGTATCGTTCAGAATGGTGAAATCAATGACTTCACTGAAATGGACATCTTGATTGAAGAACTCGACAAGCAAGGTGCTGCTCCAGAATACGCAATGTACGTGAACACTGCTCAAGCATTAGCAATTGACGACATGGTTGCGTCATTGAACGGTGCTGCAGGTTTCACTGACGTTACTTCTGGTATCAGTGCATTCGGTGGTCGTGGTTCTGAACTCGGCTTCGATTCATTCAAGCGTGGTGGTTACACATTCCACAAGCACTCTTGGAAATTGTTGAACGACCCAACATTGTTGAGTGGTTCTGACTACTTGGGTGCGATGATTCCGTTGACTACTGTAGTTGATCCTAAGACCGGCAACCGTGCCGCTGCTTTGGAGTTGAACTACAAAGACACTAACGGATACTCTCGTGAAATGGAGCACTGGATGACAGGTTCTATCTTGGGTGTGAACAACACTAACGAGGATAGCCTACAGTTCAACTACCGCTCTGAGTGTGCATTGGTTACTCGTGCTGCTAACCAGCACATCCTAATCAAGGAATAACAGACATATCCTACGGAGGGGGGCGTTGCCCCTCTCCTTTTTTTAATTATTTAATTTCATTAAAATGGCAACAGAAGCAAAGGCTGCACCAGTAGCAAAAAAGACTGCACCCAAAAAAGGGTACAGTGTGATTCAGAAAAAGAGCGAGGCCCCTGCCCAGAAGGTATATGAGGTTCCTTTTGGCGGCGGCATTGTATTCAAACTAAAATCAGAAACGACAGTATACGACGCAGAAACCAACAAGGTTCGTGCTATTCGTTATTGTCCAGGAGAACCAAGCATTTTTAAGGACGAGCAAAGCACCAACGCACGTAGGTCGCACGTGATATTCAGAAATGGATTGCTTGCAGTTCCACAGAACAAACCAAATCTTGCCCAGTTCTTGGACATTCATCCAGACAACACAGCCAACGGAGGCAATAAGTTTAAGTTGGTTGACAAGAGCGTGGACTCAGAGCAAGAAGTGGAAAACGAATTCTTGACACACGATGCTGTTGCATTGGTGCGTACTAAGGACTCTGATGAAATCCTTGCTGTAGCCGTGGCGCTCGGCATCAACATTGAGCAGAAGATGATTGAGATTCGTCGTGAGTTGTTGCGTGAGGCTAAGGCTAATCCAAAAGAGTTTATCGGTATGTTTGATGACCCACGAGTAAAGACTCGTTCAGCGGTCATTCAAGCGATGGACTTCCAAATTTTAGCAGGCAAACCAGATGGAGTATACTGGTTCGACAGCGGACGACTAATCATATCGGTTCCTGCAGGACAGGACCCTACTGATATCATGGTACGATTCTGCCTCACAGAGAAGGGCGCAAGTGTTTATGAAGAAATCGTTTCACGATTAGAAAAACTTTCGTAGATTTGCTTTATCTCGTTTCATAGGCATAGTAATGAGAGTCGGTTAAACAAGGAAGAGGGCCCCGTAAGGCCCTCTTTTTTATTCGTATATTTGCTGTAAAGCCTAAGCGTTATGGCAAGTGTAGAGAGAGTATATAAAGCAGTAAAAGATATAGCGAATAAAGACCAGCGTGGATTCATCACGCCGGCTGTATTCAACAAGTTCGCTGGCGTTGCACAGATGAACATATTCAATCGTTTGTTCGATGACATGACGATGGCTAACCGTTTGCGTAGATCGCAGTTCGATGGTTCTCGCCAGTACGCCCGTGCTAAACAAATAGAAGAGGACCTATCAACCTTAAAGAAGAAGGTAGAACTTACCCTAACTGCTGGAGTGGTAGACAAGCCAAGCGACTTTGCTCGCACAATATCTATCAGCACAATAGGCAAAAAGATTCTCGGTGTACAGAAGCAGGCTATCGTACAACTCGTGTACAACGAAGACCACATAGACAGAATACTCAACAGCGATTTATCAGCACCGTCTGACGACGCCCCTGTTGCACTAATAGGAAACCAGATAGAGGTATTCCCCAACGTGAACACAAGCATCGCTAAAATCAATCTGAGATACTACAAGTTACCGCAAGGTATTACACCAAACACAGGAGCAAAGACATCTGCGTCTCCATCTTTTGGTTACACATCATCTGTTGCAGGTGTAGAAATCTACAACGCCGCAAACAGTGTAGACTTTGAATTGCCAGAACAATACTTCACAGACCTCGTAGCAGAAATCTGCGCACTCGCAGGAGTCAACATGCGTGACAATGATGTATACCAATATGGCGCAACCGAAACCACTAAAGACGAAAGTAGATAATGAGCCAAGCATACGTTACAGTAGACAAAGTAATTAACGATTACGTGATGAGCATCGACTCGGACGACTACGGGTCGAACGCGTCAGATTACATGCTGCGTCAATACGCTTTACGAGGAATCCGTGAGTTCGGATTTGATATGGTACACAATGTCAAGACTACACTACTTGATGTGAACCAATCTCTTGGAACTGTAGACTTGCCCTCTGATTTTGTTGACATGATTAAGTTAGGTCAACTTGGGAACGATGGATTGGTGTATGTGTTTGCTGAGAACAAGAACATGAACCTTTTACCAGATCAACCATCAGACGCTATCCCAGACTACCTGCTTGGATTTGATTCGTATGTGTTTAGAAACTTCATATACGAAAACACGATGGGCAGATTGTACGGTCTCGGAGGAGGACAAGGAGCGGGTGAGTACAGAATCAACTGGGATGAAGGCCGTATTGAGATATCTATGTTATCAGATACCACCCAGGTGGTTCTTGAATACATCTCTGATGCTGCCAAGTCTGATAACCCATGCATCCCTGTGTATGCAGAGGAAGCGTTACGTGCGTACATGTACTACAAGACAATCATGCGTAAGGCCAGTGTGCCAATGGCAGAGAAACAGCGCGCACGTGCAGAGTACTACAACGAAAGACGTTTGGCTAACGCAAGACTCAAGTCATTCAACAAGTTTGATGCAATGAGCACAAGCCGTAGAAACTTCAAACTAAGCCCTAAAGCATAATAGATGGCTTCGATTAACAAATTACTTCCACGCTCTCTAAACACAGATGACGATGAGCGCCTAATCCAGGCAACTGAGATGACGGATGCACAGAACATCCGTGTTTCTATTGATGCTCAAGAAGATGCGTTGGTACTGAAGAACTCTTGGGGAAACATACAGCGTTCAGCAACCATAGAGAACGGCTCAATGCCTGCTGGACAGAACTACTGTATAGGCGGCGTTGGTGATGATTCTGCAGCACAGGTTTACTACTTTGTTTGGAACAGCGCCTCTGCGCATACCGTGTTTAGATATGACCAGAACTCTAAGAAAACATATATCGTATACCAAGACGAGGTATTGAACTTCTCTAAGGAAGGATTTGTATATGCGTCAGTAGTAAGGCTTTCCAATGGAGACATTCTATTGTACTTCAACGACGGAGTGAATGAGCCAAAGAAACTAAACGCAACCAAGGCAGAGCAGAGCATTTCTGGAGCAGGAGGATATCCTGCTACATTTACCTCTGGTACTGTACAGCAACGCACAAACTACATCACCGTTGCAAAGCAGCCACCTCTCTCTGCTCCTACGATTACATTCTCTCGCAACAACGATTACCCTCAGAACGATATATTTGAAAAGAACTTTCAGTTCGCTTATCAGTACGAGTATTACGATGGGGAGCAGAGCGCATTGAGTCCTTACTCTGAGTTGTCTGTCTCTGTATCTCAACTCAAAGACGGGTTCATTGATGCTGGAGCAAGAAACTATTACAATCAAATCAACATATCGGTAGCGAACTCTGAGTTAGACGTAAAGGAAATCAACGTCTATGGACGCATTGGTGATAAGGATGCTGCATTCTTTTTGATTGACACAATACCAAACGTACACGGATCTGGGACACAGGTAGTGCGATTCAGAAATGACTCGAACTACACTGGATTGTCGGCCACAGTACAAGATAAGTTCTACGATAACGTACCTCAAAAAGCAGACAGCCAAGCCATATCGCAAGGGCGCTTGTTTTATGGAGCGTACACAGAAGGCTATGACAACCTAACTTCAATGGATGTTGCAGCGTCACCAAACTACTACGATAAGCCTAATACATATGAGGTTGTTGTGAGTAAATATGACTTGATTGCAAACCAGATTAAGTTAGACTTTAGCAACCTTCCTACTGGAGGCACTACTGTAGATTCTAAAATCCTATTGTCTTTCTCATGGAATGATGGTCCTGTTATTATCAAGAATAATCAAGGGGGAAACGATGAATACAACTTTACAGGGTCAAGCCCAAATATTAGGGTATACGCAAACGAAACAGGTGGCACTGCTAAAAGCACAACTTTCCCTCAAGAGTTAAAAGCACTTGCTGGTATTCGGTATAAGAACAACGGATCAACGAATGAAGCCGCTGTAAACCTTGATGGCGGATTCTTGAACAGCCCTCCGTTAATCCGATTCACCGCACAAAAAGGCACGTCTGACAGCACAACAAAGTCGATTGCTGTACGCAGAATTTCTGGAGGCATCAAGGTAATTAGCAGCGGCCTACAGGTTCGGAAGATTATAGATATTCCTGCTGGAAACTCTATCACCTCAATCAAAAATATTGTACGCAATGCACTCGAGGGTCTCTATCCAATCCAGTTTACCCCACAAAACGGAGAGGCTGGATTTAGTAATATCTTGACAGGGGGACAAACAACAGCGACAGAGAGCGCAGCCTTCAAAGGAACTGGTAACGCATACATCCGCAGAAAACAAATCGGACTTGACTTTGATTACTACAGCATCTCTATCAACAAGGTAACCTTTAAGATAGATAAACTTGTTTTTGGAACAAGAGAAGCAGAGGTCTTAAACGCAGACGAAACTGTTGCGCAGTTCGACATACTTGAAGACAACATTGATGGGTACAACAATAATATTGCATTCCTTGGTCGTGTTCAAAACACCGAAGGGGACTGGGTGCAGGTAAATGACAAACAACTACTACGCGCTCCTATTATAGACAGGGTAAACGCATTTGTTGCACAGGGCGGTTCGTTTATGATTGCGAACGGAGACATGGACGGAAGTAGATGTTTCAAGTCTGGGGCGAGTCATGAATTTGGTTTACTGTACTATGACGATAAAGGAAGGCCGTCTGGAGTGCAGCCCATTGAAAATGATGTATGGGTAGAGCATACTAACAATCGTTCGTCAGAGAATAACCTGGACGGACGAGCAGATGTCGTCGTGCGTATACGCCACAAGGCACCAGCCTGGGCGGAGCGATACAGTATAGTGTATGCAGGACAAGGCTCTGTCGTAAACAAGGTACAGTATGGAATAGGCGGGGCCTACTTAGCATTGAACGACGATGCCGTTGGCTCTTTCGGTTCGGCAAAGAACATCTATCTATCTATAGGGACACTTCAGAGTAGAGCAAACTCATACGACAACCAGTTAGGTGCTATGATTAACTATGGGTTTGCTGAAGGAGACAGGATACGAATAGTTAGATACGGAGACAACGAAAAAGAAACAGCGACATGGAAGGTGGCTAAGATGGTTAATCTCATAGCGGATCCAGCGACCAACCCGTTATTAGACCGTAGTTCAAAAGCATCTATACAAAACACAACAGGAGACTTCCTTGTAATAGAAGATAACAACACCCCATACTGGAACACAAACAGTATAATGAAGGGTATATCTAACTGGAACGACAAGTGTGTTATCGAAATCTATCGTGAGTCTGGAGCGTTTGAGGAAACATTCTACTACGAAATCGGAGAGAACTTCTCAGTGGATTCTAACGGCACACACCAAACACAGCGCCCAGGAACTTCTGTTGAGATAAGTCCTAAGTCCATAACCGGTAATTCTATAGTCGCCAGGGTAGACAAGAAAGTATACAAAGGAGACATCATAGAGACTGCGGGTGGTGAACAGATTACAGTGGGTAACGTAGTGCCTAATGATGATAACTTTGCGGCTTCATATCCTTTTATATTATACGGAAACACACAAGACAACTGGATAGTATCGCTTACATACAACCTAACGGTAACTAACCCAGACTCTGTGATTCAGTTTGACCAGGGTGATTCTTACTTTAGATTACGCACAATGTTCTATGCCAGCGCGCCAACCAAGGCGGACGTATGGAGAAACATATCCGCTGCGTACTCTCAGAACGCAATTGTAGACTTCATCGAAGACCCACGGGTGAGTGACTTCTTTAGTTCTCAGTATACCTCTTTAGGTAAAAGTTGGGCGTATCTTCCAGATAACTTCCGGATTAAGCGATACGGGTCAATCACATACTCTGATCCATTCTCCTTTGAGAACACGACTCTGGGACTTTCTTCGTTCAATCTAACCACACAGAACTATAAAGATTTATCGTACGACTACGGGGCTGTAAAGGCCCTTGTGCCGTATGATGAATACCTCTATGTCATACATGAGCGTCGTGCGGGTATCGTTCCCGTGGGAAGAAACATCCTAACAGCGAATGACGGGGAGTCCTTAACTGCAACCAACTCAGTACTGGGACCGGTAAAATACTATACAGGAGAGTATGGGTGTAATAACAACCCGGAATCTGTCGGATGGTACAGAGGGTATGTATTCTTTGTAGACGCTAAAGCAGGTAAGGTTGTTCGTTTGAACTACCAGACAGGACTGGAGGTAATCAGCGAGCAGAATGTAGACACATTCTTCAAAGACAAGATGTTCTCCTCGTCGGTAACGGCCAAGAACAGACTGTATCGTGCAGGTTTAGACAGAGAGAACTACGAGTACATCATTAGTTCGCCAGCGCTGTACACAAGTCTATTAGAAATCAACGACAGTTGTAGTGGTAGAGTAGCAACTGGATACGCAAGAACTGACGGGGATGGCACGCTAATAAATGTGAGTGCTATCTATGACGATTCATTGACATTCGATTTTAATACAGATGCAAGAAACTGGGAATGTGCTGAGGACAACTGGGAGGATTCTGGCAAGGGTCTGTTATTGATTGACCAGTTGACCAATAACGCAATAGTCGGAATATCTGAAGACATGTCTCCAACTGTCACGGGTGTATTACAGAACGTACCTATACTCATGACCTCGTCTGCATATCAAGCGTATCACACGGCTGTGTACAGTCAGTTGACAGAAGAGGTTATTCCAGATCCGAATGCCCAGTCTATATTCACTATATCGAGCACAACTGAAACGCTTCCTGCGTTTACTATTGCGTATGATGTTCGTTCAAACTACTGGAGCACCAGATACTCATACGTAGCGGAAACGCTCATAGGTCTGTCAGATAGATTATACACATTCTACCGAGGCCACATATATGAACACAGTCCAGATGCTACCCGTAACACCTTCTATGGAACAGCGGGCGACAGCATTATAGAGTGTATATCCAACTTCAATCCATCTATGGTGAAGGCATACGAGGCTATGAGTCTTGAGGGTAATAACTCTAACTGGACGGTAACACTAACTAATAGTGACCAAACAAGCACAATTGCATCCTCTATATGGGATGAGAAGGAAGGATTTTATTATGCCCCAATTCACCAAGACTCAACAAACAACATCGACTATACTGCAACTGCCAATGTTACTTCCATTAGCGGAACGTCTGAGGTATTCGGAATCGGAACAGTTGCTTCCATAACAGGAACGGACGGGTTTATTACATTCAAGAACGCCATCAATAGCATAGGGTTCCCTGTGGGTAATACAACAGCGTTATTCAAGGTGAGTGGTACCAGTTTGGTACCTCTTAATCTGTACGCTGTATCTATAAATGATGAGAAGAAATTAGAATGTAGCGGTACAGTAACAGGTCTTGTGGCGGATGATGAGATAGTTTTGATTGCGAACTCAGCCATTGAAGGGGACGCTATTCGTGACTACTACTTAAAGGCAAGACTTGTAAACCCCACAACTTCAGCACACGAGTTATATGCTGTAAACTTTATATACGCTAAGAGCAACCTGCACAACCAGCAGGGACAATAGGATAAATAGTATTTTTGTAATATGAAACACGGTAAGAAATTTTTTGTAGGCGGCTTATTGAATTTAGGAGCAGGTCTCGGCACCGCTGCATATGGTGCCTATCAAGAGAACCAGGCTAAAAAGAAAATGGCCCAAGCAGATGCCCTTGCTCAAGGTCCAATCAGATCACAGGCGGCAAGACAAAGAATTGCCCAACAGGAAAGCGATGCACAGTCTGCAATTGATTCTACCCTACGTGCCCAAGCAACAGCGGCCGAGCAAATTGCTCAACAAGGTGGCTCAAGAGGATTGATATCAGCAACACCAGGACTTATTAGAGCAACAGACTTAGCGTCACAAAATGCAATAGACCAATTCGGTCAAAGAAACGCAGCCATTAGACGGGCTGAAGAGAGCGCTGCCCTCGGAACACAGCGCGCTGATGCGAACGCTAACATGGATAGACTTGCACGTGCTGCAGATGCTGCCAGAAAAACCACAATGGCTGGTATTGGTCAATCATTAGCGGGTGTTGCAGAGATTGCTGGTGGATTAAAAAAGAAACCTAAAGAAGACCCAACGCCAGAGAGCACAAGTGTTTTAACAAAACCTTTAGATAGTCAGTTGGTTGACGGAACCCCTGCTCTTAATACAGATGGTCAGTCTGTTGTTGCGGTAAAATCACCATCAGACGCTGCAGCCGAACAGGCGCTACGTCCAAGAGACCAAATGATTTTCTTTGAGGACGAACTAAACAAATCATCATCACCTACTTTACCTGGTGATAACGGTATGGCTGGCCTTACGTTTGGTGAAGCAGATGCGGCAAATGCGTTTGAATTAGCAACACAAGGAATGGACCTTGATTTAAGCAAACCTAAAGACGAAAGGTCTCTAATCGAGACAGGATATGCACGAGGTGGTGAGGTCGATGAGCCAGTAGAGAAAACACCAGGAGAGTTTGACCATGACGACAACCCTATTGACATCATGCAAGAGGGCGCTAAGATTGGTGAGATGACAGGCGGTGAATACATATTTAACCCAGAGCAAGCGGCGGAGATGCGCAAACTTTCTGAAGAAGGTGACAGCGAATTACATCAATTCATTCGTAACTTACTTAGCAAAGAACAATTTCAATAATGGCTGATACATCCACATTTATGCCGGTAGGCGAATTGCCCATGATTGACTATGGTGCGGTGTATAGAAACGCCAAGGCTCGCCGGGAATTAGAAGAAGAAAAGAAGTTAGCATACCTCAACCAGTTCCAACAGGAGCGTGGTGCTTTCACCCCTGGTCTACAAGACCAACTACAAGCGGAGTGGGATGCTATTGAAGCAGACTTGGATCAGGGAGATATGTCCTTTGAGGCCAAGGCCCGTAGACAGAAACTCTACAATACGTACAAGCAACACGCAGCAGATGCGCTAACATACGCTGAGACCATTAACAATCTCGAAGCATCCATTCTTGCTGACCCAACTCAGTACAATGACCCTGCTGCTATCATGGAGCAATTAAATCAAGCCAGAACTATTCCTATAGATATGAATATGATTGGCAATGCGACGAGCCAACTCCCTCGACTTGGAGAGTTCAGAAGATTTGCGTTGCCAGAGATTGCTCCAAACGCAGCAGCGGGTATGATTCTACAGAATCTCAAAGCATCTGGTGGTTTCCAAAACTTCTACGACATGGCTGGTAAGGGTGCATTAGACCCAGAAGCAGTAGCGAACTCTGTATCTGCATGGTTTGGCACAAACTCTTTGTCACAAGAAGAAGAAGACCAGGCTATCGCATACGTGCTACACCAACTCGGTGGTTTGTCTGGCAACATGGAGGACTTGTCTAAGATTAAGAACCTTGACGACGCACAGCGTGAAGAGTACATTGGGATGTACGCTCAGTATGTGACCAAATCTCTGACCAACATGCTTGCAACAGACATCGAAACAGAGAAGGAAAAAGAACAGCGTGAGTACGCTCTGTACAGAAGAAAGTTAAACGCACAAGCAGCAATACAGAGACGTGCTGCTGAAGAGGAGGCTAAGGCAAATGCATTTACCCTATCTCAAGGTGATGTTTCTTATGCTCCTGCAATCACAGAAACTGGAAAACGAGGTAACTTTATAAAAACGGGAGAGCCAGACTTGGTTAATGCTGGATTTGTAATGCACTCAAAGATTGAGGGGTCACAACCTTTCTACAGAGACGAACGAGGTAACCAGCATTACATAACATCTATCGGTATTAACAAAGAAGGTAAGCCGTACGCCGTGGTAAGAAGCAATCAATCCGTTATGGAGGGCATCAGGTCTTCAACTCACCTGGCGCACGAAGTTATTCCGATGAATGAGATACCTCTAAACGGATTGAGCAATGCATCCCAGGCTGCGAAGATACGCAACACCTTCCAGCAGATGCTTCCTTTTGCGCAGATGTTATCGCCTCAGTCTAATCAACCAGGTGTAGCCCCTCCGCCGGCTGGAGCCGCTGGTGTAGACCAGTCTCTGTTCAACCTATCTCAACTACAACCAGACAAAGACAGTCCAGAGTACAGACAGTTTGTTGACGCGCAAAACTTTGCGATGATGAAAGAAGAGGATCCGTTTGCTTTTGTTCGTGTAGACCCTGGCAGTCTTGAAGGAGAGGTGTATAATGACTTTGGTACTCGTAATATTCACGGAAATTTCCAAGCCGAAACAAAACCTCAGCAAATAGAGCGCCTTAAACTCATGGCCATACAAGGCTTACAGGGAGGTTTATCACAATGGAACAGCCTATCAGACAATGAAAAGGTTGACATGATGTTAGGCGCGAAACAGTCTATCATAGATGCTGCGGGAGAGGAAATGCCTTTCGCTAATCCAGAAAGCAGGGATTACTATAAACGAAAGTACTTCGGCGATGTGGTGTCTGAATACGAAATACGCCAAGGTATATCAGAAAATCCAAACCCTCGTAATCCTCAGTACAACACACCTGTAGGTTCTCATATATCTTTTACGATAGAGCCATCACAAACAGGGATGGATATTGGAGCAAAAGACAGAGAAGAAATCTATGATATGAGTGATGCAGACTTTGCAAGATATGCAGTAGATGTGTTCGCTTCTCGATACCCAACCATAGGACAATGGCACCGTCTTAGTGATGGGGAAAAGTTCCAGTTGATAAAGCGTGGTAAATTAGGAAACGCAGAAGCATTGGCCAACCGAGAGGGATTCTCAACAAGCCCTGGCTACGAAGGAGTAAAGGGCGCTATAATGCGTAATGAAGACGCGTTTACATATCCTATATTTGCAGATATAGCCCGCATGTCTTATTACAATTACGGTGACCAGAGTAGTTACATGCTCCCTATAGAACAGCCGTCAGATTCCTACATAAAGAAAGCGATAGAAGAACAAAAGAAACTTCACGAAGAGCAAGGCTTAGTTCCGCCACCGCCATCATACAATGATAGCAGAATGTTCCTCATTTAATAGACTCAAATTCAAAACATGGAACCAGAAAAGCAACAAGAACTAATAGCAGCCCTTGAGGACGCATACAACAGAGGGGTAACCCTTGAGCAGATACAAGGGAGTGTCAACGAAGACGTCATGTCCTTCGCACAAGACTACTATTCAAAAAAAAAAGATGGTACCGTAGGTTCGCAGGCCGCCGATCCTATGGGTTCTATATTAGGATCAGAGGACGTAAGTACGGGATTTCCTTCTACTCAACTCGCCACTGAATCCCAAGCGGTAGTAGGAGGGTTAATACCAACCATTGATGCAGCAAGAGACAGAGGTGTAAGTCTCGAGCAGATTAGAGGCGCTGTAAATCCAGAGATATACAACTTAGCCGAGCAGTACTATAAGTCACTGGAAGGAAAGGGGTACTCTACTCTAAGTAATCTGAGTTCGTTACAGGATGGTAACCTTATCATTGACGACAACCCAAGCGAGTTAGGTAGACTATGGAACCGAGCCAATGCCAGTGGTCGATTGGCAGACTATATAGCCATGGGAGAAATCAGTGGAGATTTTAACTACGAAGACTTAGCGTATTACAACTACATCATACAAAGAGATGCAGTAAGAGAAGACGACGCTCTGTATTCTGATGGCGGTTTTAGCGGGTTTGTTCTTGATGTTGTACGTGCCCTTCCAGAGTCCATGATATCTATGGGTTCTGCCTATGAAAGCGGTGCGATAGGTGGAGGTACTGGACTCGCAGCCGGTAGTGTTGTTCCAGGTATTGGTAACGTCACTGGCGCTACAGTGGGATACTTTACCTCAACATCTCTTGCTGTTGAATATGCGGCTTCATTAATGCAATCTCTTCAAGAACAAGGCATTGATGTAAGAGACATGGACCAACTTCGTTTTGCTATGGAGAACCCGGCTATCATGTCACAAGCCAGAGAGTACGGCCTCAAAAGAGGTATCCCTATTGCTATATTTGATGGTATATCTGGGGGTGTTGCTGGTAAAGCGGGTAATACTCTTGTAAAAGCAGTAGGTTCAACAGCCACAAACAGAGCCCTAAAGGTAGGTGCGGCAGAAGCATTGACTCAAGCAGCACTCGGGGGTACTGGTGAGTTTTTAGGACAGGTAATATCTGGAGATGAGATTAGCCCAAGAGATATTGCCCTCGAAGCATTCGCTGAACTTGGTCCGGCTGCACCAGTGATGGCATACCGACTTACTGGACGTATCGGAAAGACACCAGGAGAGTTGAAGTATGTAGACTGGGCAGAGACACAGGATCAGAAGAGCCTTGCAGAAGCAAATGAAATTGCCTTCACAATAAACAACGGTCAGATTGCCAGCCTCGACAATGAAATAGCAAAACTAACAGAGTCTCAGAAGGAAGACCCCACTACCAAAAGGGCTGTTGAAGCAAAGAAGCGTAAGTTGAGAGACCAGAAGTATTCATTACTACAAGAATATTCTGCGCAAATCATGGCTCTGGACGAGTCATCGAGACAAAAAGCAAATGATTTGACCACCGGTATAATGACAGCAATAGAAGTCCTTAAAAACGGTGACATCAACGCAACAGAGAAGGCAGCGATTGAGGAGCAGTTGCGAGAAGATTCAAGAGAACTTGATACACTATTTAAAACGAAACCAAGTGATACGAAAACTGGCACCCAAGAAGTACCGAGTGGAGAGCAAGTCGGGCAAGAACCTGGGAACATACCCGAGTCGCAAATCAGCAGAGCGCAGGCTCAGATTAGTAGAATACTTCAAGAACGCGCGCAAAACTTAGAGCGCACATCACGACACGCTACTCCAGAGCAGGCGGCTGAAAGGTTTGCAACAGCAAAGAAAGGTAGATTCTTCAACCTGTTTGACAGGAATGATGCGGCTGCACTTCAACAGATGCTTGAGAAAGGAGAGTGGTCAGACGGTCAGCGCATATCACCAACACAACAGCGCACCCTTAACAAATTAATCCTGGCAAGCGAAGCATTTGCTAAACTCGAACCAAACTCACAGCATTTCAACATTGGTTTTGGTAAGCCAGGATATTACAAAGCCGGACAACAAGCGGGCTTTACCAAGAAAGACCTCAAGGGAAGCGCTGGTATATACACCGCTTTCAAAAGAGGAGGAGAAAGACAGCAACAAGTAGGTAACAGAATCGTAGTAGAGATTCCATTAAAGCGTGAATCCCTCACCGGTCGGGGAACTGCAGATAGATATACCCCACAAGGAACAGCGTATCATGAAATCTATCACTCTATATTTTCCAAGTTCTTTAACGACAACCCTATTGACTTCAATCAGTTTAGGAAGTTGGTTATACGTCGTCTCGATGGATCAAGCGTGAAGGAACTCAACGACTTTACAAAGCGATACAAGGAAACATTAGAGGGCGCTGGTGCGTATCGGTCAGAGGAGTTTATGGTGGAACTCGGAGGCCTACTGGCTGATGAACGTATTACATTCCAGCCATCGTTCTTAGAGGAGGTAAAGGCTTTCTTGAACGCCATCATTTCTAAATTGACAGGTAAGAAGGTTCAGATTTTTGAAGAAGCGGCTCTTGCAAAAGATATAGCCGAATACATGAAGGGTATGGCTAAGGCAGTACGTGCAGGTGCCGACATCAGCCAGGTACCTATGTCTGAGCGATTGCAAACAGAGCGATTCCAAAGAAAGAGAGCGGAGACCAGAGAGAAGATGGAGAAGGATGAGTATGGGTTTGAAAAACCAACCGGGGAACTGGAAGGAATACCCGACCGAAATGCAGCCGGCATTCCAGATCCAGAGAACTACGAGAAAACATACGACCCCTTGGAGAAGATGGTCGGGTTTATTAAGCCTAAGTTCGACAACTTTGTAAAGAAGTTGGAGAAAATCCTTGGCGTTAAGCGATTGCGTGGCATTAGAAGAGATGTGCTACAAGCACTTGAAGTTTCTGAGTCTATAAATGTGCAGCACATCAATAGATTCTTCCTGGCTTTACGTCAAGTGAATAAGATTACCAAGAACATGGAGCCCCAGCAGAGAGAGCGAATTGCTAACCTTGCTAACGACTATCTGTTTGGGGAAAACGCAGACACCAGAGATAATGCTATAAAGGAGATACTTAGTCAGAACCCAGAGTTGGCGCAGGAGTTGGGTAGATTGAGCGCTATACGTGCGTCTATGCAGGAGTCTATTCAGAACAGCGCTGTGTTTGCTAACCTAAGTACAGAGTTACAGGATGTTATCAAGGATAATACAGCGATGTACGGCACAAGAACTTACCGAGCATTCACTGACCCTAACTTTAAGTTTGACCCACAGTTACGTAGAGCCGCAGAGAAAGCAATGGTAGAAGGCAGCATAGTGGATATCGCCTTTGACATTGATGAAAACATGACGGACGAAATAGCCACGGACATGATGGACATGGGTCTTAATCCAGAAGAGTTCGATGATGTAGTGATGTACGTTGAGGCTACCCAGAAAACAAAGATAAAAAAGCGGGTGAGCGACAGCCTTCGTGAACTTGAAGAAGCATCCAAACGCCAGCGTGAAGGATATGGCGAAGGCTTATCCGGTACCCGCGATCTGGGTAAATTGAGATTACCTACCAAGAAGTTTAAGGAAAGGTTAGACTTACCGATAGAACTAATGGAGTACCTCGGTGTAGAGAAAGACCCTTATGTTAAGTTTAGTCAAACAATAGCCACGTTAACCAACATGGTTCAGCAATTCACTTTGACCGATAGAGTTAATGAGATTGCACAGCGCAGTAACTTGGGTGACTTGATTCTAACCGGAACCACTATTCGTAACCTTGAAAAGAACACACTGTCTTTTTCTCAACTCGTTGAGTTAGGTAGAACCATGGGGGTTATAGAAAAGGGAGAGTCTCTGGTAGATTTCTACAAGAGATTAGGATATAACGAATTGATAGACGAGCAGGGCAATCGTAAGGGAGACACTCCTGCTGAGAAGGACGCTATTCACTCAGCGGTATACGACTTCTATAAAAAGAACTACACAAAAATAGAAGAGAAAAAATCTCCTATGAATGGCAAGGCTGTGAAGAATGACTTTGTTAGTATGCTTAAGCAGACGCCTTTGTATCAGTCCGACAACAAGGCACTACAGGGATACTATAAACTGCTACTTCAGATGCGCCGTGTTCGTGTACTTTACAACACACCTACCTGGCGTAAGAACATCATGGGTGGTTGGTACTTCCTTGCTGCTAATTTTGTGTTGCCATACAATAAACATAGGGGAGGCATCACTGTTATGAAGGACTTGAAGAATCGCTTCAAGAAAATGAAAGAAGGTGTAGTCGATCCGGAACTCGAATTAGTATTGAACCGTATGGGTGAACTTGGCTTGCTTGGTTCATCTCCTAACATGGGTATGTTCCAAGATATTAACCAGTCGTTTATTGACCAGATAGAAGGTGCATCCCCAGACGAAGCATGGAGTTGGTTGCCACAAAGAGTAAAGGACGCACAGCGTAGAGGCAAGACAAGGGCTGCACGTATAGCGTACCAGTATGGATTCATTGATGACTATACCAAGATGATTGCCTATCTCACAAAGCGTGAGAACTTTGCCAAGAGACTTGAGTCAAACCCAGAGGGTAAGTCTTATAGTGAACTCAACTCAGAGCAGCAGCAACAAGTAGATGAGATGACAGCGGAACGTATCAAGCAAAACATGCCAACCATGTCTCGTATACACCCTTCACTGCGGAACCTATTTAAGTTACCTGTGGGTGATTTCTTGTCGTTCCGTGTAGAAGCATTCCGTAGTTACTTCAGCATATACAAAAACGCTGTATCGGATTTAGCAATGGCAATGACTAACGAGAACCTAACTAAATCACAGCGTGAAGCGTACATGGTAGATTCCGTTGGTACTTTGTCTATGGGTATGTTGTTAGCAACACTATCCACAATGGGTTACCAGGCTATTGCAAACATGTTACTCGAAGACGATGAAGAAGTAGAACTCGCAGAGCAAGCACGTGGTACAAACTATATACTACCACCTTGGATGCAGGGGTCAAACATCGTAGCGATAGGAATGGATGAGAGCGGTAAGATTCGCTTTGCTAACATGAGTTCAGAAGACCCTTACGATGAGATACAGGGACTTATATTTGGACGTGAGGGTATCTCACGAAGCGATCAACTACTCAGTATACTTTCCGACTTCAAGGACCCTAACCTTGCAGCAAGACTTTTGTTTAATCTTGTAGACGGAAAGGATTCTTACGGTCGTCCTATCTTGGATAACGAAGATGTAAATTGGGTTAACAGATACATCATTGGTCCAAACCTTACTGATTGGTCTGACGCATATGGTTCGTATGTGTTTAAAGAAACATTCATACCTCCTAACTTGAACTATATATCTCGTGAGTACCGCAAGAGAATGGGAGAAGCAGAGGAGAATCCAGACATAGAACTACAGCCGTTAGAGACTGCGTTACAACTATCATCAGCATTCCTTTTCCGTGACTATCCAGTAGATATTGCTAAGCAGTTCTATTACAACATGAGTGACCAGAACTTCCGTAAGCCATACATTGAGATGAGCGATACAGAAAAGGTAAAGAGAAAGGCACGATTGGATGAGGTTGTAAAAGCATACGATTTTGCAGCGAACTACTCTGCTAAGTTTGAGAATTACAACATATTAAACAGCGTCGAGATGACCATCAAGGGGACCTTTAAGGATAGCCCAGAGGAGGCTATGTACATTTTGTACGGCGTCGAACTTCCAGAGTAGGATTGATATATTTGTAGGATGAAGTGGACAGAGATTTTCAAAGAGAGCAACGACTACAATGAGAAGACTGTTATAGGTTTTCTATCTTTTGCCATTATGGTCATCGTAATGGTGGTGGATGTGGTCACAGGGTTCTTTGGAAGCCATCTGCCTATCAACGACTTTGTCTACAACTCTTTTCTTATCGTGACGCTCGGCAGTTTTGGAATAGCAGGGCTTGAAAAATTTGCAAAGAAGTGAAACAGATACAGCGCATAAAGTTGTTAGCATCCAAAATACGTCACATCTATCTGTATAGTGACAGCCAACCCACAGAGATTACTCTTGCGATTTGTTTGATTGTTCTTTCCCCTGCTGTAACTATTGCAGAGGTAGGGTGGATGCCGATATACAATTTAGTGTGTATTGGATTTGGTTTATTTCAACTGTATTGTGTTGGCAATGAGGACTTGCATTGCAGGATGCGAGCAGCCGTTCTAAGCATGAGTGCCTACATATCTACCTTCCTAATATATACGATAGAAGGAACTATCTTTGTGTCACCCACACACTGGGGCTGGTTTGTCCTGGCCTTTAGCGCATGGGGCGTGGTTCGTAGACTGAACGCAGAATATTTACACAGAAAAACCAGAGAAAAATAATGGAGTCTTGGATCCAGATAGCGATAACAGTTGTTACTGTATTAGGTAGTGGTGCAGCGTTCCAGTTTTACACCAATCGAATGAAGATGAAAGCAGAAGAACGCAAAGGCGCTGAGGCTAACAATGATACTACCCTTTATCGTGACGACTTGAAGGCACGTGTAAGAAACCTTGAGGAACTATTAGCCCACAGCGCTGAAGAGAAAGAGAAGATGCGTGGCTCCATCTTAGAACTAACCGCAGAGGTTCATGCGCTACGAGTCAAGGTAGAGTTCCTGGAAAAGGAAAACGAAATTCTAAAATCAAGATAATGAGATGGCTGGTCGGGTTAATTACAATAGGCTTGTTGAGTTCTTGCAGCGCTCAATGGCATCTCAAGCGTGCAGTAAAGAAGGACCCGACACTACTGAAGACAGACACGATTGCTATTGTGGATACGATTGTGACTCCACCTGTTACTTTGACGGACACGGTGATAACACGTACACAGGACACGGTAGTAGTTCAGAAAGACAAACTCAAAGTCCAGGTAGTACGATCATATGATACTATCATGGTCGATGCTGTATGTGAGTCCGACACTATCGTTCAAATCGTAGAAGTACCTGTCCCGTCCGTCGTTATGAGGGACAGCGACAGGTGGTACAACAAGGTGTACAAGTTTTCCTTTTACGTTCTGTTGATTCTTCTACTACTTCTTTACTACCTAAGAGTGAATAGACCACTCTAATTAGGAACCGCAAGCCTCGCAATCTTCTGGGTTAGAGATGTTACAAGTTGGCTGTTCAGCGGACTCAAGTTCCGCTACGAATTTGTCGAAGTCTTCCATAGTGATTGATAAAAAAATAGGTTGTAGCCCACGAGATTATGGGAGCCGTGAAGGTACGAAACGAAACGATTAGGGTTTCAATTCGTAATAGGGTGAGTAAGCGTGCTTTACGTTCCACTCCCTTACTTCTGCCGGTGTGAAATCGGCGAATATGTAATCCTCGGGTGATGTAAACAAGATGAAGAGTACCAGATCTGACTCCTCCTTGTCCATGGCTGGCTTGTTTGCCTTGAATGTTTTCTCACAAGTCTTGATACTCAGTCCATAGTTCTTGTCTGTCGCTTCAACTATGATGTCTGGGTCATCGGTTACACTCTTGGTTTCCTTTAACAGCGTTGAGACTGTGTAGCGTACAACCTGTGGTGTGATTTCAAAGTAATGACGCATCAGTAACTCGCCAAGTATCCCTATGTATTCTGTGTAGTATTCTCTTGATACTTCGCCAAGCAGCACAGACTTCTTTGTTCCTGTGCGCTGTTTGTGTGTGCCCTCGTATCGTTGACGGTTAGCCTCAATGCGCATGAGGGTGAGGTCATTTGCGTAATGCTTTAGGTATGGCGGTATGGTTAGGTTTTTCATGACAGTCCTTCAACTCGTAGTTTATTGATATCGGATAAGTCGTAGTGCTCTTTACAATACTCGTATAGATTGTTACCAAGCGTCCACGCTTTGT